TCAAATAACCAGTTTTTTCCACTCCTTACCGCGTGCGTCGTTGTAAATATCGGTCATTTTTTGATTCGAATGACCCAGCAAAATTTTGGTATCAATTCCCTGTTCTCTGAACAATCTTTCTGATAAAGATCTTTGCTCATGGAAAGAGGGTGGAGTGCCATTAGCACGCCAGTTGTAATCCACAGAATCCCGGGCTTTTTTAAATGCAACTGTTAACGTTGCTGGTTTAACCATCCCGCCGCGCTTACCCATCCCCTTAGCGTGATGATGGTGCAATAACCACGGACTAAGGATGTAATCACGACAGGATGACACCACGTCACCTAGGGTCAGATTTAATTTGTCGCAACGCAGAGCCAGAGGAATGGCTATCCGGGCTCCTGTTTTTTGCTGTTCGACATGAAGGTAACCATCCCGGATATCCGAAAACTGCATTTTGCAAATATCCGAAAGACGCTGGCCCGTCATCAGTGCCAGCAGCATGCCGCGCTGTAAAAAGTAACCATCCTTTTCCGCTGCGTTATAAATCATCATCCACTCATCAAAAGTCAGTCGCTGTCTTGATATCCGCACTTGCGGTTTTTTTGCCGATTCAGCCGGGTTAAAGCCTGGCGGGACATCACCCGTTTGTTGAGCCTCCCGGAAAACATCGATCAATACCTTCCTGAAAATTTGTCCCATTCTGTTATGTCCCTTTGCCTTGTATTCTTCCAGCACCGATACCACATCTTTTACGGTTATGGCATCTAGCGGCCTGGCTCCAAAACGTTCATCAAACACCCTGAGAGGAGCCGCTTTTTGTTTCAGCGTGCTGAGCTTGATTTCTCCGTTCTCATATCTTTCCTGTTGAATTTTTCTGTAATTATTCAGAAAAATGGAAACGGTTGATGCGCCGCCGGTATCACTAATAATTTTCTCCTGCAGACTGAGCATTTGCTCCATTTGTTGTCTGGCAAGACGGCTGTTCGCTTCTGCTGCAATGGTTTCCGCCAGTTTCTGGTCAATACTGCCGAGTCCATGATTTTTACCTGTGATGGGATGCCTGTAACGCCAGTAAACTTTGTTATTTCTTTTGTCAAAATACGGAGATAAACCCGGAACATCGGTTTTATATTTTCGCGGGCGCGCCATCTTCCAGTATCCTCTTCAAAGCAGGGTGATCTGTGGCGATCACCTCAGGCTTGTTTACCATTCCGACAAAGCGAGCGCGTGGATCCACTCGCCAGTGCCTTCCTACTTTTTTGGGGAGAGGAAATATCATTCCGGCTTTAGCGTATTTACTTAACGTACCCGGAGTAGGGACCGGTTCACTGAATTCCTCTTTTGCCCACTCAGTGAGCAGAATAAGTCTTGCCATGAGCGTCGTTCGCTAATCATGGTCGCCGCCACTATAGCTGGTGGGCGACGACCGGGGTTGAACATTAAAAATCAGCCTGATTCGGGATCAGTTTTTGCCAGATTGCTGAAACGTATTTCGCCTGGTGACGGGCATCATCCAGCGCATGGTGGCGCACGCCTTCAAATGGAATAACTGTTCTGGCATCGAAGTCGATAGTTTTTCCCAGTTCAACGATTGTACGTACATCGCGATCGTTGTAGTAACGCCACGGGCAGGGGATGTTCAGGCGTTCGTACGAGGTTCGTAAAATAGTGTTGTCGAAAGTTGCACCATTGCCCCATACCTGAACGAATTTTTCATTCGAGTACTCATTGATGAATTCCCGAAATTGAATAAGAGCGTCAACCAGTTTTACCTGATCAACTAAAATTGCAGATCTGGCTTCGCTGGACTGAGCAAGCCACCATTCGATGGTGGAACCATCAGGTACAGCACCCGTGTCCATAGCGTCAACCAGGCTGATAACGATATAAAATGTTGGCCCGATTTCCCCGGTCTGCGGATCGAAGAACACAGCACCAATAACCACGATGGGGGCATTACTTTTTTTACCCATCGTTTCAAGGTCGATCATCAGGTGGTACCACACTCTGCTGGTGGATGTGCTTTTATGATGACCATTCACATTAATTAAGGGATCTGCCGCCTCACCAGTTTCACTATCGCTGGCGTGGTCCTGAGCGCCGCTAGTGTCCCCCTTGTGTGGATGTTCAGCGCCTTCCATTTCCTCCGGATCATTTTCCTGAACTTCAACCTGATTCTCTTCATCGAATGTTTCCTGATATGTTGCGTTGCCCATCACCGCGCCACAATCAGGGCAGTTGCCGCCACCGCTCTGACCGCAGGCGGTGCAGGTTTTTTCTGGTTCTTGTTGCGCTACTGGTTCGGATTGTTTCGTTTCTGGCTCGTTTTGTAACGCATTTTGGCTGTTTTGTTCCGCTTTCTGGTCGTTCTGTTCCGTTTCTTGCTGGTTCTGGTACACAGAATCGCGGGTTTCAATCCCCTTCACCCATTTCGGATCATTCGGGTCGCTAATCCCTGCAACAAATTCTCCGCGAGAGGCAGCAAGCAACTGATTGGCGTCAGGCTGGCTGACTGCCTGCATAATTTTGTTTACTTCGTCAGCGGTAACTTTTACCGGCTCTGGTTGTGCGGTCGTGTCAGATGCACCAGTATTTTGTTGTGAACCTGAGTATGTGCCGTTTTTGCGGGCAAAATATTCTTCTTTCGTGATTTCAGTAGCCCCGGCAGCCAGCGCCTTATTCAGACCAGAAAGTTTGTTTGCACGACCATATTTTTCGCCATCCTTATCGGTGAAGAGGAAGTAGAACGGCCCCTCACGCTCTACAGATGGTTCAGTTTCCAGCGCGCTTTCATTTTTTTTGGTATCAGATACTTCAGTTTCCACTGCATCAGTTTGTGCTGCTGACGGCTGGAGAATATCAGCAGTGTTCTGGTCTGTTTCTTCATCCTCAAACACGCCCTTTGTCGCCAGGTATTCAGTGATGTATTTGTTCAGTGCCACGGGATCCTTGTGAATGTCGATCGGACGCTCACGGACAAGGCCAAAAATAGTCTGACGGTCATAGCGAATGGCATCAGGCTGTTTGCGCATTGATGCGGAAATACGCTTCCAGTCTTCGCGATCGCTCTCGATAACTTCATTTTTTGCCCAGCGATGGATGCTGCCGTCAATGTTTCCGGCATCAATGTCACCAGGCCACAGAGCGTAGGCCAGTTCATCATCCAATGTTTTCCATGTCTGCTTGTATTCGCGACGAATAACTGCAGTGACAGGGGGGATTTTTTCTGCTGAGTTTTCAGTGTGCTGTCGGTTGACTCTGGTGCGGGCGAGATCAACAACAGACGTGTATTTTCCAGTCTCTTTGCGCTCCGCGTCCTGCCGTTTTTTCCAGTTACGTAATTCAGCCTGAATTTCGGGCCATTTGGCACCCGGCTTACATTTGTGTTTACCCCATCCGATAGCGAACAGTTTGCGTTCCGGATACATAGCGTTAATTTCTGGTGTTTTCATCAGTGCTTCAACGATATGCCCGTCGAATGTCGCCACGTCTTCCTGCAGTAACTCCTGTGCGCTAATCACCATATCAACGGTGATGTTTTCACATGTACCGAACTTAACCAGGACCGCGTTCTGTACTTCAAGGGACAGCTTGTCAAAATTGACGTTCATCGGATCGGATTCTGGTTCGACCGGAATAAAGGAAGCGGATTCCTCATCCCAGCGGTTTTCCTGCATATATTCGGTATCCCAGGAGTCGATAGCAGGGCGGGGCATGCCGGGTTTATCCTCGCAGACAAGAAATTTATAAGCGCAGTCCTGAGCAGCCGGATATTGCTCCAGGAATTGCCAGGTAAATTTGGCACGGGCGCGGCGTTCGTCACCGGCTTCAATGGCAGTGGCTACAGCAACTGCACCTTCTTCCTTTATTGCCTGTTCGTCCGGAATGGCGGCGCAAATAAAGACTTTACTCATTTTGTTTTAACCTCATTACAGATTTAAGGGTGAACAAATCCCTGCCATTGCTGGCATCTAAAAATGAAACCGGATATTAATTACGGTGCTGCTTTAAGTCCTGCCGGGATTTCGTTATTGTCCATGCGAATAACTTTATCAACCGGATAACAGTTGCCGGGAATTTTCTGTTCCGCTGCGGCAGCCATGCATTCTTTCATTGAGTCATGTATACCAATAACAAGATCGACTGGTTCGCCTGTATTAAGAAAAACTGTCAGAACGAGTGCAAATGCTGTATTCATTGTCAGCGTCCTTTTTGCATCAGGCGTAAACGGGCCAGCATTGAAACAATGCATATTTGATTTAATAGCTCCCGTTCGTGTTTTCTCTTATTAATGGCATCTTCAGTAAATACAGGGTTACTGATTCTGACACCAATTTCAAAACAACCTTCAGACGTATTGACGTTTGGTAATAACGTTTCCATTATCGCGTCCTCAACAATGAATTTTGTGATGCGGTGCCTGGTGCCTCCAGGTGACGTTAACCAGTTAATAATTAACGCCGGATACAGAGAACCCACCCATAAGAACCAATACGGAAGTCAACTGGCCTTTTTAACTGTTCCGCGTGCGCTGAGCCGCATTCACCGCATCACAAAATTCACTTTAAAAAGGGCGGGTATCACGGGGAAAACAAAACGGATACCCGCCAAAAGGTAATCAACATGGGTTGTTGTGGCGGGGTTGTCACTCAGGCGTATGGTCAACCTGACAACCCGGTGCCACTAATGGGGTAAGGATAACCCCGCCATACTTACCGCCGCGCCATTTCGCGGATTGCCACAACCGGAAGCGCACGGTCGAATTAAATTTAACGACACCGTACAGACAGAAGAACTTCGCCGTGCGCTTTCGCGTTATGCCCTGACTTTTCAGGGATATATCCTTTCAGTAAACTGTCAGTGCCGGATTCTTATCCGTGTCCGGCGCACGACTACACGTGGCAGCGTGTTGGTCTCCATTTTTAACCCAGAACCTCAATGGAGGATAAAATGCCAAACAGACCAATACATCCGCTTATTGAAAAACAGATTGAATGTCTGGTTAATCAACTCAGGCAATCAGGGTTATTAAAAAACCATTCAGAGTTAAGGCTCACGAAATCAGCATTTGACGATAAATTAAACAATGTGCTTTATAATGGCATCATTGATTACAATCGTGGTGTTGGTCGTCGTGGCCCTGCTGGCACCGCCCTGTAATTACCAGTCAATCCAGAGCGGATAGTGTTCAGCGTAAATATAGCTGTATACATCAAGGTTGTATTTGTGGTCTGCTTTTAACAGGTCACAAATACATGTTGCTGCTTCCAGGGCTGAAGCTCTGTTACTGAACATCCACGTCGCAACATTCCAGCTATTCTCTGTATCCCATTCTTTCGCAAGAGTTGACACTCTGAAGGATCCGTTGGCGTTGCCATCAAATACTTCTGTTTCCAGGTTCTTAAGCAATGCCTGATGAACTTTTGTCAGGTATTCAGCCGGAATCTTGCCACGGATTCTGATGAGATTGTCATAAACAAACATATTTCCCGCGTATGGCGATTTTTCTTTCTTGTTTTTTAAACCAGCATCATGAGCAAACTGATCAATTTCTTCTTTCATTGGTTTCGTATTGATGTTTTGCGCTGTCGTTTCTGCAATTTTCTTTGCCACACTCTCTGAGTCGTGTTTATTTACAGACGAACAGAAATACAATCCGGTAAACGCATCGCGCACATTACGAGCCATATTATCAATGTCTTTCTTCGTTGCAGATTCTAATTCAACTTCGGACAGACGTTGACAAAGTGCATGCGCTGCAATCACCTTGATTTCTTTTGGTAACTCTTTAAATTCCATCTATAACCCCGTTAGTCGATAGATTTTGCCGAACTGTAAAGCGCCTGTTTAAACTCACTGAAGCTGAGAGCTTCTTCGCCTTCGGCAAGGCCTTCGAAGTATTCTTCGTAAGCCTTTTCCATGATTGTGTCGAAATCCATATCACTCACCTGAGTTTCTTTCCAGCCAGCGACGGGCACCATTTTCGGTTTTAAACATTTTGCTTTTGGTATACGTCATCGCGGTGAACGTGCCGTCCTGGTTGGGAAACACGCCGTACACCAGAGATTCGTTGTTGCCAAGATCGATAGTATCCATGTTGACCTCATTTCCCCTTAACGCCGGGGTAGCGGAACAAAAACCTGCTGCATAGTTAAAGTTGAACCCTGCCGTCATGTTCTTACGCCTCGGGCTGGCTACTTAACCCCTGACCACTGCCTGGTAACTCGAAGTATTGCCCTGCATTCTGTGGGGCGGGGTGGGTTGGTAAAAATAATCTACAATTAAAAACTGTTTTGTGTCAACAGTTTTTAATTGTTGTCTTAGACAAAAAACTCCCTCGAATGAGGGAGTATGGAAATTGTTCGGCTCAGATAGAGAAGGGAAATTGTCGACGGGCATGCACAATATTCGCAATTTCAATGCTTGAAGTTGCTACTCGGTACAACACGATATAATTAGGGTGAACCACAAGTTCCCGCAAACCGGATACTCGATCACTTAGCGGATATAGATATGGGTGCTCAGAGAGGGTTAAAACAGACGTTTCAATACGTATTTTTAGTCTGCGTGCTGCAGGAATGTTTTCCTTAGCAATATAGGTTACGACCTGACGCAAATCATCGCGAGCAGATGGTAGCCATAAAATGGGTAACATTACTCGCTCCTGTTAGTTGCAGCAATTTGAGCAATAAGATTTTCCATTTCAGCCATTACCTCGTCATGTGGAATTGCGGGGCGAGGGTCTGCAAGGCTTAACGTCACTTTAGCGCGCAACCATTCGTTGTAACTGTTTTCTTGTTCGGTAGTTTCGAATTCTGAAACTATCGGAGAAAGGGCTGTACTCATGGCATAACTCCTCTTCTTGTACAGTGGTCACGCCCGGCGGCTTTTTTGTGCCGCCAACCATCGGGCAATAGTTTCTTCCATTGATTTTTTCTTGTCTTTGATTTCTTGAAGCATTTTTTCTTGGTCTTCCTCTGGAAACGCACTAAAAGCTTGGAGCAGTTCGCGTTGGCGAGGACCAATTTTCATTGTGTCAGGGGTGAAAATTTGCTCCCCCTCATCAGGAGGCAATAAAAACCAATGCAATGGATGCCCTGTAACCTCAACCAGTTTATCCAAACTTGAGGCTTTAGGCGTAGCCTTACCGCTGACCCATTGTTGAACTGTTTGTTGTGTCACACCAATTCTACGGGCAAGTTCAGCCTGGCTCCATCCAGTTTCCTGAAGAAGCTTGCTGATTCTGTACATAGATACTTCTAGGGCGTTCATCATTATTCAATTTTACAGGTAAATACTGTTAAAAGCATCACAATAAAAAACTGTTGATTGCGTACAGTTTTTTATTGTAGGCTTTGTTTATAGTTTTCAGAGGAGGGCAAAATGCTAGATAGCACTCGCGAAAAAATTAGGCAGAAATACACTCAAGCTGAAATAGGTCGCTATATGGGGGTCGCTCAACAGACCGTTTGGCAATGGTTTAGCTTTGGCGTTCCCCCAAAGCAGGTAATTCCGTTATGCCAGTTAATGAAGTGGGAAGTTACCCCGCATGAAATTCGCCCTGACATTTATCCCAACCCAACAGATGGACTACCTTGTGGAAATAAGTGTATGTCGAATGAATCACTGGCGGTGAACAATGATATTCACTCCTGAGCAGGCTCGCGAGGCTCTGGATGCCTGGGTATGTCGACCAGGAATGACGCAGGAGCAGGCGACGATATTAATCACAGAGGCATTCTGGACTCTGAAAGAACGCCCGAACATCGATGTTCAACGTGTCACATTTGATGATGGCGCGGTTGATCAACGGGCGCTTGGCGTTAACAGAGTGAAGATATTCGAACGCTGGAAAGCTATTGACACCAGGGATAAGCGTGAAAAATTCACGGCGTTGATTCCGGCAATTATGGAGGCTATCCGGATCAGTGATTTCAGGTTGTATTGTGAAATTACTGACGGAAAAAGCATTACGTACATGATCGCCGGGTTAAACAAAGAATATGGCGATGTGGTGGAGTCCGGGCTGCTTTTTGCGGATCCCGCTGTTGTGGAACGTGAGACTGACGAGCTTATAGAAAAAGCTATTGCTTTCAAGCATGCGTATCGTCAGCAATACCAACATTATTTTGCAGATAAACAAATGTCTGTCTGGGGTTCGTATGAGTATCGATGCACTACGATGGGCTAAAAAGGTGAAAACCGGCAGTTCATCCAGTAAGTCAGTATTGACCTGGCTTGCTGATATGTGCGGTGCCGATTTGTGTGCATACCCGTCTGTATCTGCCCTGGCAGAAGTAACGGAACTGAACAAAAAGACTGTGCAGGACAGCTTACGACACCTGATGGAGATTGGGTTAATTGTTGATACCGGTGAGAGAAAAGGCAGAACAAAGCAAATTGTGGTGTACCGACTTATCGGTGTAGAAGAAAGTGTTGCCGAGCCTGAATACACCCAAAAACGGGAGTCTTTAAAGGTGGGTAAAATTGGTGCTGTTAATAAAAACAGTACCGAAAATGGTTATGTTTCAGCACAAAACAGACCCAAAAACGGAACTCTTAACTGCATGGAAAATAACCAAAGACACCCAAATTTTCCATCAAAGACACCCAAAAACGGATCACGGAACCCAAAGGAACCCAAAGATCTAACCCCCACACATAACGCACGCGAGAGTGCTCCGACCAGTGAGCAGGAAGTTTTGTCGTTACAGGCAGCACCCCCTGTATTCCTGGATGGCCTGAGCGAACCCATCGGAAAATTTCCGATGACCGATAGCTGGTATCCGTCACGGGATTTTCGACGACGGGCTGCGTTGTGGGGGATGGCTTTGCCGGAGACAGAATTTACACCTGCTGAACTTGCCGCCTTCCGGGACTACTGGGCAGCGGAGGGGAAAGTATTTACGCAGATTCAGTGGGAGCAGAAATTCGCCCGTCACGTAAATCACGTCAGGGCGCAGGTTAAACCAGTCAGCAAGGGGGTAAACCATGCAGCAACGCCAGGTGGCACCGCATCACGGGCAGTTCAGGAAATTCGGGCAGCACGTGAGCAGTGGGAACGTGAAAACGGATTTATCCGCGACGGAAACGGCGTGGAAGTTGTGGGAACTCATGGGGGAGGTTTATTCGAACCGCTGGACCCAGAAGAACGGGGCCGCACCTTCGAAGCTCTGGATTGCACAGATTGGCGCGATGACTGAGCAGCAAATCCGGCAGGTCTGCCGCCAGTGCATGGATCGCTGCCGGGCGGGTGAAACATGGCCTCCGGACCTGGCTGAGTTTGTGGCGCTGATTTTGGAGAGTGGGGCAAATCCATTTGGTCTGACGGTGGATGCTGTGATGGAGGAGTACCGCCGCTGGCGCAATGAGTCCTGGCGATACGACGGAAGCGATAAATATCCGTGGCCTCAGCCTGTGCTGTATCACATTTGTCTCGAGATGCGTTCAAAGGGGATTGAGCGGCAGATGACCGAAGGGGAGTTAAAACGGCTTGCAGAACGGCAACTGACGAAATGGGCAAAGCATGTTAGTAACGGCCTGAGCGTTCCGCCAGTCCGGCGACAACTGGCGGCACCCAAACGCCCGTCGGGGCCAACACCAATTGAGTTGCTGAAACGGGAGTATGAACGCCGGAAGGCAGCTGGTTTTGTATGAATTGTGAAGGTGATTTTTCAGGAGGGCTTGTGGCAAAAGTTTTTACACCCGAACAGCGGGAAGAGCTGAAGGCACGAATTATCGGGTTGGTACGCAAAAATGAACGCATGACGATGTCGCAACTGGAGAGAGCGACGGGAGCTGGCTGGCATTCGGTCCGACGCTGCCTTGTGGATGTACTGGCTTGTGGTGATTTATACATGTCCGGGGAATACGGTGTTTTTGCATCAGAGCAGGCGTATCGTGAATGGCGTAAGACACCGGAGAAAACAACTGACCAGACACTGATTCGAAAGTTACCAGACGGAGAAATACGCCGCTACGACAGACATCTGAACATAATCTGTCGCGAGTGCCGGAAGAGCGAAGCTATGCAGCGTGTACTGGCTTTCTATCAGGGTAATTTTCAGGAGGCGGTACTGTGAGTGAAATTAGCTATCAGGTTTCAATTACCGCTGGCATTCGCATCAAAGGAGAGGAGCATGGAAATAAAACCAGAAGATGAGTTAAGCAATATCGTTTTATTTCCGGTAAAAGAGGATGACCCACGTAATCAAGTTAATTTTCTTTATGAGCCATCGGAAAGACCATATTGCCATCACGCCTCTGTCCGGGTTGACGAAAAAGAGCGTCAGGTCCGCTGTAAAATCTGCGGTGCAGTTGTGGAGCCATTTGACTGGATGCTCTCTGTGGCTAAAAGAGAAACCAGGCTGGCAGATGATGTAAGGTTATTGCGCCAGGAGGAACAGGAACGGCGGAAAAATATAGAAAAGCTAATTCAGATTGAGCGTAACGCGAAAGTGCGGATACGCAGGGCGACAAAATCAAGAACTGAATAATTAAATTTAGCACTGTTAAAAATTTAATCCTTAACCGGAGGGATTCCTGCACCCTCAGAACATCAGGAGGCCGCCCGAAAGGGCGGTAATAAAAATGGCAGAATTAACTAAAGAATGGTTGCAACAAACAATTACTGATATTCAGGTCAGTTGAGGTGAGAAATGCGAATGGAAAATTGTTTATTGCCGTATCTGGTGCGGTTTTGGGCGTCGTCATTAACAGTTATTCCACATGTCATGATGGCTGACAATATTATCCCGGCACCAAAGCGCCATACCGGTATTGCAGCGGCACGACGTGCAGCAAAGAAACGCAGGAGATCAAAGCGATGAAAAACCGTAAAGCAAAACTGCTTACTGCAAAGCCCGGGCAGCTTATCCGCATCTCAAATCGACTTGTTGTTCGTTATGCGCCTTCTGGCCTTGCCAGGTGGTTACCAACGCATTTTTACAGTGTCAGGCGACGTAGAAGTGCGGCACAAAACCGCTGGAGAAATCACGGTTCTAAGCAAATTAAATGGGAGTGATATGACTACACTATTCAGGAAAAATTATCCGCGAAAGAGCAGAGCAACAGAATTCCTGTTTCTCATTCTGTTTATCGTGTTGATGATACCGATATCCCCGTTAATTCTGGTATGGGGAATCGGCAAAATAATTGAGCCAGTTATTGAATTGTATAACGACGTGGTATGGGCGTCGTTCAACACACTACACAATAAAATTAATCCATATAAGGAAAACTGAAATGACTGAATTAACCAAAGAACAATTAATCGAAGAAGCTAAATTAAAAATAGCGATTGCGAAATGCCACCCAAATTCAGGGATGGCACAGGTAGAGGGTGAGTTATTCAAAATTGCACTGGCATCGCTGGAAGCAGAGCCGGTGGCATGGAAGGTGACTTTCACTCGAATTGACAATGAGTTTGATACGTTTACGGTTACGTATTCTGACAAAGCAGAAGTTGAACAGTATGTGCGATTGTATGAGACGTGTGGTCTTCGGGCAGATATAACACCGCTTTATACAGCCCAACCAGCGCCGGTAGCTCCAGATGGTTGGATAAGCTGTAGTGATGCAGTTCCTGCGGAATACTGCGATGTGATTCTTCGCGATGATCTCGGGAATGTATTCCCCGGTTCCTGGGATAAGGTGTTTTTGCCCCATTCGTGGCGGGAATAAGATGGCTTTTGTGGACAAAGACGGCATCGAAGTAGAGAGCTCAACTCACTGGATGCCGCTACCGGAACCACCGCAGGAGGTGAATCAATGACCTGGCCTGAGGCATTCACCACGGTAGGAATTGCACTGGCGGTGGCGCTGGTGGTGTATTCGATTTGCCGCTGGGGATAAAAACGATTTGCGGGAAAAGGATAGTTAAGTAGAATGGCTGCGGGTGCTTGAGGCTATCTGTCTCAGGCATGAACACCAACGGCAGATAGAGAAAAGCCCCAGTTAACATTACGCGTCCTGCAAGACGCTTAACATTAATCTGAGGCCATATCTATGACTTGCACACGTAGGTTAGCCTCTTACGTGCCGAAAGGCAAGGAGAAGCAGGCTATGAAGCAGCAAAAGGCGATGTTAATCGCCCTGATCGTCATCTGTTTAACCGTCATAGTGACGGCACTGGTAACGAGGAAAGACCTCTGCGAGGTACGAATCCGAACCGGCCAGACGGAGGTCGCTGTCTTCACAGCTTACGAACCTGAGGAGTAAGAGACCCGGCGGGGGAGAAATCCCTCGCCACCCCTGATGTGTCAGGCATCCTCAACGCACCCACACTTAACCTTACTAGCAAGTGGCTTTAATATTATTGTAACATTTTCATGCTCGCATGTGTTTTCTGTTGTTATGAATTAGGTACAGGGTTCTTATGCTTCTTTATTGCGATGAGCTTGCAACTGATTGTTAGTTGCTATTGGTGGGGGAAGGGATATACTTTAAATGAGCAAAAAAGAGAAGTTGAGGTGGCGTCTGAATCAGCTTCCAAAGGATTTTACATGGGATGAACTCGTGACGTTGCTTGGGCATTATGGTTTCGAAATGCTTACCGGTTCAGGCTCAAGAAGGAAGTTTACCAATGCTAATGGAAGGCTTGTGGCTTTTCATTGCCCACATCCTGGCAATATTGTTAAAGGATATGTGCTTAAAGAAGTGAAAAATCTTTTGGATGAGATTGATAGTTATGAGTAATGTGCTGAGTTATAAAGGTTATTTTGGCAGCATTGAGGTTTCACTTGAAGATAACATACTTCATGGGAAAATTCAGTGCGTAAACGATGTTGTAACCTACGAAGCGGAAACACTGGATGGGTTAAGGGCGGCTTTTGAAGAAGCTGTTACAGATTATCTCGACACATGCAAGCAGTTAGGGAAATCTCCTGATAAACCAATGAGTGGTACTTTTAACATCAGAATTGGTCGCGATCTTCATAAGAAAGCGTTTTTGGCTGCAATGGCGGATAAGACGACGCTTAATGATTATGTGCGTAAAGCTATCGAAGAAAAGATTGCTGACAAAAAAGAAGTTCATTCTCATTCGGAAAGCGAAGAAACGACAGATACATTCGTTTGGGAAAAAGCATTCTCTTTTGGTTATGTCATTTCCCCTTCAGCAAGAACAAAAAAGAAAGAGGCTGGTGAGCGATGGATGCGTCACTGATGTTACAAAATATTAAGTATGCTGGTTTCGATATTGTTTCCAGTAGTTTCAAGGATAACACTAGTGATGATGGAGGGTTTTTTAAGGTCTCGATCGAGGAAGTTAAATTTTCTTCGGGGCGCGATGATGATGGTACTTGTTGGTTCCGGATTGGATTTTCGCCATCGATAAAAGGGTATCCCGATAGAGATGGTGCCGGGGATGAAGAACCCTCTTTTGAGCTAAAGATGGAGCTGATTACGGACTTTGATATCATGAATGGAGAGTTGATCGATGAAAAATTCTTTGTGAAAAATTCATGGTATTTTGAGAATTTCATGTCGTTGACGTTAAAATTGGCGGTGGACTCTGTTCTTAAGCACACGTCGTTAAGCGATATTTATTTCCCCTGGTATTCGCCGGACTCAGCTTAATAATCAAGCCCGCCGATGTGGGCTTTGTGTTATTCCTGTGTTCTGGTTTACAATTCACATGCCAGCCTGAACAACTGGCACCTGCTGCGCCAGCAGAGAAAACAGATGGCGCACAAGACCAAATTACACAATTCTGATACCGATCGTGCCAGCAGGCACGATCGGCGTTCTCATGCATTCAAATATGACTGGTACCAGCATGACCCATGCACTGCAGAACAGGCCGAATGGCTGATTCATAACTACCGCAGACGTGGATACGAGATTAAGAAAGCCCTCAGCCTCGATTATCGTCACTGGATAATCTACGTCAGGCTGCCGTACTCCGAGCGCCCACCGCGTCCGTCCCGCACATTCCAGCAACGCATCTGGAGGTAACGTGAGGGTATTAGTGACTCCTGAAATTGCTCACCGCCTGGGGATTGTACTTTTCAGGCCCGGTCCTGATGCGATGCCTTTGTTTATGCAGGGGCGTGTGCTGGTGGAGCCTGAACCGAAAAGCATGCGCGGGCTGCCGTCCGGAGTTGCTCCTGCCGTTCGCCAGCCGTTGGCGGAGGATAAATCATTACTGCCATTTTTCAGCGATGAGCGGGTGATTCGTGCTGCCGGCGGCGCTGGTGCACTGTCTGACTGGCTCCTGCGTCATGTTAAATCCTGCCAGTGGCCTCATGGTGACTACCATCACAGCGAAACCGTCATACATCGTTACGGTACCGGCGCGATGGTGTTGTGCTGGCACTGCGACAACCAACTGCGTGACCAGACCTCAGAATCACTTGAGCAACTTGCTCAACAAAACCTGACAGCATGGATGATTGACGTCATCCGTCACGCAATAAGCGGTGCGCAGGAGCGGGAATTATCGCTGGCTGAATTATCTTGGTGGGCGGTCTGCAATCAGGTGGCGGACGCACTACCGGAGGCAGTATTACGTCGCTCTCTGGGGGTACGAGAGGAAAAAATCCGCTCTGTGTACCGCGAAAGCGACATCATACCGGGAGAACAGACCGCCACCAGTATACTGAAGCAGCGTACAAAAAATATTGCGCTACCGCCTCACGTCCACCAGCACCAGCAACAGAACCCACCACAGGAAAAGACAGTGGTCAGCATTGCCGTTGATCCGGAGTCTCCGGAATCTTTCATGAAACGACCTAAACGTCGCCGCTGGGTTAACGAGAAATACACGCGCTGGGTAAAGACACAGCCGTGCGCGTGTTGTGGTAAGCCAGCCGACGATCCCCATCACCTGATTGGTCATGGTCAGGGCGGAATGGGAACAAAATCCCACGATATTTTCACACTACCGCTGTGTCGGGAGCATCACAACGAGCTTCATGCGGATCCGCTGGCGTTCGAAGAAAAGCATGGTTCCCAGGTTGATTTAATTTTTCGTTTTCTTGATCACGCCTTTGCAACCGGCGTGCTCGGGTAAAAGAGGTTACTGATGCGTATAGAGTTTGTTTTGCCTTACCCACCGACGGTGAACACCTACTGGCGACGTCGTGGCAGCACATATTTTGTATCAAAAGCCGGTGAGCGTTATCGCCGGGATGTGGCACTTATTGTTCGCCAGCAGCGACTGAAATTAAACCTGTCCGGAAGGCTGGCGATAAAGATTATTGCAGAGCCACCGGATAAGCGCCGTCGTGACTTGGACAATATCCTGAAAGCACTACTGGATGCGCTGACGCATGCGGGACTACTCATAGACGACGAGCAGTTTGATGAAATTAATATTGTGCGCGGTCTGCCTGTTCCTGGTGGTCGGTTGGGGATAAAAATCACAGAACTGGAGTGCGCATGAATAACCAGTATTTACAGTTTGTTCGTGAGCAGCTCATTATCGCCACCGCCGATTTGAGTGGGGCAACAAAAGGCCAGCTTGAAGCCTGGCTGGAGAATGCCATGTTCGATACAGGGCGTTACAGGCGTAAAAAAATCCGGTACCGCGATGAAGTGACTGGAAAAATGGTCACGCGGGATAATCCACCAATCCCGGGGAAACAATCGCTGGCAAAGGGGACGTCAATTCCTCTGGTAAGTCAGGTTGAGTTTTCGACATCATCATGGCGACGGGCAGTTCTGTCTCTTGAAGAGCACCATAAAGCCTGGTTGCTGTGGTGTTACAGCGGCAGCATTTGCTGGGAACACCAGATTGCGATAACACAGTGGGTGTGGAATGAATTTAACGCCCAATCCGGTACCAGAAAAATTGCAGGGAAAACGCTGGAGCGCCTGAAAAAATTAATCTGGCTGGCGGCACAGGATGTGAAGAGTGAGCTGGCTGGGCGTGAAACTTATGAATATCAGGAACTGGCATTACTGGCGGGAGTAACAACAAAAAACTGGTCCAAAACATTTACTGGTCACTGGGTTGCAATGAAACACATTTTCCACCGTCTGGATAGTGAGGCTTTATTGTTTGTGATGAGAACACGCTCAGAACAAAAGGCGGCATTTTCAAAGCAAAGTGTTGCAAAAGTAGATTAAAAGGCATATATTTCGTGCAAATCTGATATTTTGCCGATTTTGTACATGATGGCAAAGCAAGCAAAACCCGCTGCCGAGCGGGTTTTTTTATGTCCGCAAAATGGTGTGGAAGAAAAAATTAATCAGATTGTAACTGAGATAAAAAACAATCGTTAAATATGCATTTAATAATTTCTTTATTTCATAAAAAATAAAAACATATATGTATATTTACAAATCTTGATGTGATTTTCCATTGAAAAGAGAGCTGGTATTATTAATATCGGTCTCCGGTTCCGAAGGGGATGTAAAGCGCGGTCATTTTTATTTCTCTTGAGGAACCAGTGCCGACTTAGCTCAGTAGGTAGAGCAACTGACTTGTAATCAGTAGGTCACCAGTTCGATTCCGGTAGTCGGCACCATATGCGGGTATCGTATAATGGCTATTACCTCAGCCTTCCAAGCTGACGATGCGGGTTCGATTCCCGCTACCCGCTCCATAGTAGTAAGGCGAGATTGTGTTATGCACTGACACATTATATATGTGGGGATGGTTTTTGGCCTCTTTATCCACGTCCCGTTCTGTAATGAGTGATACCAATTGCAGTCCAGTGCTATTTTTTTACACCATCGGAATGGTGCATCATTGGTAGAGATTTGCAATATCTCTGGCAGGGTCGGTGATGCATCATCCCGATGTTGTAAACATCGCTAAACGTGACATTGAGATTAATCATATACTAATCAAAATCTGGTAATACATCCTTAACCGCCGTACCAGGCGGTTTTTTTTATTCCTGCATCAAACAAAAAAATACACGAGCATCCTGGAATACTCGTGGGACAAAGTCCTTTAGATAGCAATTTGCGAGAGGGTGAAAAAATGGCGCGGCTGTCGGATTAAAGCCGCGGGACAAAGTCCATGAAGAATAATAAGTATCAGCCTCCTACAGGAGACGAGTTGATATTACTAAGCTTTAAAAATGGTTTAAATCCTCAGATTAACCTTAATTTCAGGTAAGTCTTATTTCATTTCTTCGCGCCGCGCCCGGCGCACATCAAAAACCACAGAGCCTTTCAGGGGTGAGCTTACGGGATGGTCAGTGTGACTTTCTCTGTGGGCTGGTCACCCTCCGGGCGCAGGCTCACCCACTAAAAGGAAAAGTCACGATGTTTGGTATTTTCAAAAAGAAAACCCGCAAGGCCATTACTGAAGTAAAGAAAATGGAGAACCGCGATGCAGTGGAGGCGACCGTCTGGGGCGCGTATTCCATTGCATACGCTGACGGCACCTGTGACGCGAAAGAAATCGCGGTGCTGGAGAAAACCATTGCAGCACTTCCTGCTTTTGCGCCGTTCTCCGGTGAGATTGCACAAATGAGTGCAAATATCCGCGCCCGTTATGAAGCGTCGCCGCGCTCTGCCAATGCTGAAGCCCTTCGTCAGTTGGCTGACGTGGCAGGAACAGACGATGCAGTTAATGTGCTGTGCCTGTGTCTGGATATCGCTGACCAGGATGGCATTGGTCCGGATGAAGAAGCACAGCTCAAGAAAATTGCTCAGGCGCTTCAGCTACCGCTGGAGCAGTACCTGTGAAAAGTGCGCGCCTTGTGCTGGCTGCCATCCTGCTGTTTCTGGTAGTGGCGGTGGATTTCACCGGACGGCTGATGTCGGTGCTGGCAGATGGTGTGCTGGTGGCGATGGCGCTGGTCGTGCTCCGGCCTTTACTGCATAAATCTGAATAACATCACACAAAAGGCATCTGCGGGTGCCTTTGACGGGGTGTTGTTTTTTTACGGGCCGCTGGTGGCCCTTTTTTATTTACAGGAGAAAAAGTATGTCTGAACCCTTATCCGGTTCCGGCACGGCTGCGGCGCTCGGCGGGGCGACGGTATTCGGGCTGTTTACCGGAACGGATTTCGGGATTGTGTTTGGTGCGTTCGCCGGGGCGTTATTTGTGGCAACGATGCCGCAGGCGCTTTCAGCCTGGCGTGTGGCAGCGCATTTTCTGGTGTCGTTCATTATCGGCGTGCTGGGCGCAGAGGTTCTGGCATCCTGGCTGGTAAAGCATACAGAGTTTGATGGTGCACCTGTGTCAACGCCACGATGTTTGACCGTTATTTGCCATTTTCATGCCCGCTAAATACTTTCGTTACTGATGCTGTCCGCTTTCCACCATTTCATCATCACTGATTGGCGTTGTGTTTTTGGTCAGCACTCCAGCTTTACGTTTCTCTTTTAACCGGTAACTCTCTCCTTTGATATTCAGCGTGGTTGAGTGATGTAGCAGCCGATCCAGGATCGCTGTTGCCAGCACGTGATCTCCGAACATTTCTCCCCAGTCTGCGAACCCTTTGTTTGACGTCAGTATGATGCTCGCTTTTTCATATCGACGGTTCAGTAGCCGGAAGAACAGACTGGCTTCCTCTCTGTTCATCGGCAGATAGCCTATTTCATCCAGGATCAACACCCGGGCATAACTCAGTTGCTGTAGCTGACGCTCCAGCCGGTTTTCCTGTTTCGCTTTCATCAGTGTCGCGAT